AAATAGAAATGAGTCGCAAGGCTCCTCACCGCAAATAAATTTGCTTATGAAAACAAACTACGAGTCAAAGAGAACAAGCGGAAGCAAAAGGGTGATTAGCGATATTCGCAGTTACGCAATAGCCAATGCCAAAAAGACAAAGGTCAAATCAGAGTTGTACAACCGCATAGTTCAGCTTTGCGAAAGAGATTTAACAGAGTATGGTATTGAGTACGATTAAGTCCTACAACAGAAAGAGAAGACACATACGCGAGGTTGAGAAATACTTGGAGATGCTTATGTTAGACAATGTAAATCTCTCTCTTCACGCCAGTAGATTCGGTTGGAACGATGACCTGCAAAATCAATTGACTAATAGCGCACTACTAATTCGTAAGTATCAAAGACGCTTACGCTTAATCAGAATGTAATGACATCCTACGATATACCTAAATCACTAAAAGAAAAGACTTGGGATTGGTTACAAGACCATTCTATGGGACACCGATTTGATGCTAACGGCTCTAAAGCAGAGCAGTTTGTAGGTTTGTTAGGAGAGAATATGTTTCGTATCCTAAACGACCTTCCACCAAAGTTTGAAGATGGATTTGATGGTGGACACGACCTTTTCTTTATGGGACGTAAAGCGGATGTAAAGACAATGGGCAGACGTGTTGACCCTAAACCCCACTACGTCAACAACTTCGTTGGTTATCAAAAGGATTTTGACTGTGAACTATATATATTTTGCAGCATAAACAAGTCTACAAATACCTTCTGGATATGTGGATACACCGATAAGGAGACACTACTTACCGAGTCCAAATTCTACGAAAAGGGAGAGAAGAGATACAGAGACGATGGTAGCTACTTTATAAATAAAGCACCATTGTATGAGATTCAGAACACTAAACTAAAACCATTAATAATATGAGCGATAAATACTTCTGTGGTGGATGTGATAAGCAGATACCAATAGTAATCGGATTCAATCAGTTGCATATATGCGATTGTGGAACATTAAATAATATAGGAGATGCGGAATGAAGTTTATTCCTCACGAAGATAATTGGGAGCGTGAATACTTTGATAAACTAAAAGATGAGCGTAAAAAAAAGATTGCTAATAAGAAAAGAAGATTAGGATGTCAGAAGAAGAAAAAGCAGCAGAAGGACAAATGATTTATGATGTAGGCGTTAGGCTTGCTTGGAAGAAGAAGCGTGGTAACGGATACACCAATATGTATCAAGGTACAAATGACAGACCCTTTCAGTTTGTTACAAGAGCAAAGTCTCTTGACCATATCAATCGCAATCCAGAAATGATAGCAAAGATGATGTCGTTTGTAGGAGCAACAGGTAAAAGCGTTTACGATTTCCATATCATAGAAGAGTTCTATCGTAAGGAAATAAGCAATAGCTTTTCACATAAAGAAGAAGATTACATTAAAGAATTTGGCGAATGACAACGAGAAATTTTATCTATAGGGCTGAAGAGTTAAAAGATTCTCTAACAGAACTCCGCGAGAACGGAGTAACAAAAGGTGCTTGGACAGGGTTTAGTTCTCTGTTTGACAAGTATTCAATGAAGTTGGGTAGTACCACTTATATATATGCAGGAGCGCATCAAGGGAAGTCGCAGTTTGCATTTGAAATGATGATGAACCTATCCCAATACTCTGGTTGGAAGTGGGCTGTATACTCCCCAGAAACAGGTTCGCCAACAGAAGTATTCGCAGAGTTCCTATGGGTGTACCTGCGTAAGCCGTTCCTTGTTAATGATAAGGTTATGGCTTCAGATGAAGAGAGCCAAAGGGCTATTGAGTTTATAAATGAACACTTCTATATTATAGATAGTGGTCTGCAAGACCTTACCGTAGAAGGTTTCTACAACTGTGTAACAAACATAGAAGAAGATTTTGGGGTTAAGATACAGGGCTGTCTCATAGACCCGTTTACAGAGATTAAAACAGATATAAGCGTAGGTGTTCGTGATGACATTGCTATTGGTCAAGTGCTTACAAAAGTCAGAAAGCATAGTGCCGATAACAATTATCACACACTACTTACCGTACACACTAAACACCAACAACCTAAATATCGTAGTGGTATAGCATATATAGATAAACCTACTATGAATGATATAGCAGGTGGTATGCAGTGGAGTCGTAAGGGTATGATGGTTATAAATATATGGCGATGTCCATTTGGATTAGAGGATTTAGATGGCGTACCTTATGAACCTAATCAAGTTGAGATTACAGTTGTTAAGGCGAAACCTAAAATCGTAGGCAGGTTAGGAAAGATAACAATGTACTACGACAAGGTTAAGAATAGATACTATGAGGTTGATAAGCAGGGCAATCCTGTGTACGCTTATCAGAACCCAGATTACGAACCAGAAGAAGTAGCATTACCTACACCTTCGCAAGAGGAATTAGAATTTTGAAAAGTTGGTCAGAAGCATATAGAAAGAGTTGGTGCGAGATGATTCGTGCATACCTAAAGTTTAACATAGCCTCCGCAAAGGAGGTTGAAGTTTTAGAATGGAATAAGATGCTAATCAATGGTAAGGAGTTCAAAGTGGATGTAACGGACTACACTGGTAATTCCGAGAACTATATATTTCTCAACCCTTCCAACGGTAGAATGGTAATTGAAACAAAGGGTATACAAAAAATTTATAAGTTTGAAGTAGAACTTACCAAATAATTAACTATATTAGTATCAAATGATTAGTACAAAAGACTTAATTATAAAGACATCGCAGGAGGTAACAGACCTGCTCCTTGAGAAGAATGCTGCCTACGGGGATTCAGCCCTTTACCCCGTAGGTATCTTCTCAAAGGGAAACGCTGTGGATAGTCTATGCGCTCGTATAGACGATAAACTTATGCGTATCAAATCAAGGGGCATTACCGATGCCACAGAAGATACCGTGCAAGACCTAATAGGATACCTTATCCTGTTAAAGATTGCCATACACAACAATAATGAGTTGGAAGAATAACGAGCAAAATCTCTTTGAACACCTAAAACAAAATTACATAAGCGACCTTGACTGGTCGGAAGGGGATTACTCACACCACGATTGCTACTCCTTACAACTCAAATGCGACATAGAACTAAAGTGTCGCAACAAGCATTATGACGATTTAGTCATAGAGAAATACAAGTACGATAAGCTGCTCGCAAGAGCTGAAAGTCACAATACTATTCCAGTATATATATGCCAAACACCTAAAGGCATATTCGCATTTAACCTCGCTTCACTTGAAGAACCCTCTTGGGAAACCAAAGGGATGCCGAAGACCTCACACTTCAACCAACGACAATTCGTTGACAAGGTGGTGGGGTTTTTGCATATAGATAAATCCAAATCGTATGATTGAGATAGACCTTAACTTACCTAAACCCCCAAGTTTAAATCAGTTTTATGCTGGAAGACATTTTAGTGTTAGGCAGAAATATAAAAAACAATACTTTGAAGAACTTGATAAAGCATTTGAGGCGTATGATGAGTTTACTGCGGAAACTTTTAGCATACACGTTCTCCATAATTCTCGGTATGATACTGACAATTGCATTCTCGCTATTAAATTTACGGCTGATTATCTCCGTCATCGCAACTGGGTTGAAGACGATAATAAAAAATACTTCAAAAAGCTTTCTATTGAGGTTCAAGAGGATTTACCAAAAGATATTTTCAAAGTAAAACTAAAACTATATGGATATAAAGAAGTGTAGCTCTTGCTTTATTTCAAAGCCAGTTACAGATTTCCATAAAGATAAGAAAGGAAAGTTCGGTACAAGGGCAAACTGCAAAAGCTGTAGAAATAACGATTCAGAAAGAGCAAGAAGAAGAGACTGGTATCATAAAAATAAAGAACAGCGACAAAAAAAGATTAAAGAATATTCATTGTCTTATAATGAAAGAAGAAAAGAACTTCATAAAGAAAGACAATCTAACGATATAAACTACAGAATCAAAAGAGCCTTGCGCTCTCGGTTGTATTCTGCTATTAAAAATAATTCAAAAGAAGCATCTGCCGTAAAGGATATAGGATGCTCAATAGAATTTTTTAAGCATTATATTGAATCAAAGTTTAGTATAAATATGACTTGGAATAATTACGGGGAATGGCACATAGACCATATTATTCCAATATCAAAATTTGATTTAAGCAAGAGAAGTGAACAGTTAAAAGCCTGCCACTACACAAACCTTCAGCCTTTGTGGGCAGAAGACAATATTAAAAAATCAAATAGGTTGTAAAACTGAAATGCTATGGAGAAGAACTACCAGACTTGTAAATTAGTTAGAAACAGGATTGACCTATACCTATATGAGATGGCAAGGCTGTTTACTAATATAGGTACTGACTCTACATTAGAGCAGATACAAGAGGCTTACAGAAGAGAAAGGGAATACATTGAACTAATAGCAGAGCTTGACCCAGATAAAGCTGATAGGTTGCGCTCGTCCTACTAATATGTTGTTTGAAGAACATTACGAAGATTTAACAGATGCAGAAGCAAATCTCATACTTGATATATACAGAGTCATTGACGAGTTGGTATACTTCGGCGAGCCAGTCACATTGGTTAGATTGGGATTTGAGCTTGGCATAAGACCAGATGAGCTTTCTGACTATCTTGCTATTATTGTTACCATACTAAATAAAGTAGAGGAAGAGTATGCCGAGATACGACAAGGCTATAATTGAGGAGGAAGCATTTAAATCTGTAGAACAAGGATGTCTAACAGAAGAACTTGGTGCGTTTATTCTACAGCGTGCTATTGAGATTTCTGGTTCAGCTTTTGTAACCGATGGAAATAAGGAATTAAAGCAAGCCTTAATAGATTCTGCCGTAATGCGTACTTGTGAAAAATTCCTGCATTATTATCAAAGTGGTAAATCTGCTGCAAATCTTATTATTAGTATTATATACTCAACGATGACTAATAAAATAGTTTCGTTAAACCACAGTGATGTTTATGGACATAATATCAAAGGATATGTAGTGTCTATAGAAGATGGAGAAAAGAAAATTAGATTAGTGCGCTATACAAAGGATAATTATTTAAGTGAAAAATTATAATGATGGAGATTTATAACGATTGGATTTTAGTAAGTTCTGTAGGATTGATGTTTGCATTCCTATTTATTTTTGAACCTTACGGTTGGGTAATGGAAAGAGTATTGCCGTTTAAGCCATTCAACTGTGTTCTGTGCCTCTCATTCTGGTGTAGCTTACTCTTGTATGCTTACCTTGAAGTTAATCCCTTATACGCCATTTATACAGCTTTTATCGCAGAGCTATCGTACAGAAAGTTAGTTAATGAGTAAAGAGAAAAATGTAAATTATAACAGTGGTTGGCTCTTCCTTTATTGGGACGAGCCTCTTTTTTCTAACTCTAATACTAACGACAATGCCGATACCAGTTCCCAATCTAAAGGAGACGAGACCAGAGTTCACGAATAGATGTATGAGTAACGAATCAATGATGGATGAATACCCAGAAACATCCCAGCGATTAGCAGTATGTTACACATCGTGGACATCGGAAATTAAAAAAGTAAAATAATGGAAGGATTAACAAGAGCATTCCATATGTTCTTTGAGTATAGCGAGTTTGACTCACCCGATGAAAGAGGGAGCTATATGAATATGGATGTAGCATTTCTAAACAAACTATCCAAAGCTCGTGAGCTTGCAGCTATAGGATT